TTGTTTTTCTGGCGAAGCAGTGCACCATTAAATGTGAAACCTTTATCACCTGTTTTTGCTAAATCATTAACAGAAATTGCGCCCTGTGAATGTGCCACCATAACTACAGGTGCGTCTTTGTATTTATTTTTTATTTTTAAATATGTATTTTTATCTTCTTGATATCTAGGCGTATATTGGAACGTGCCTGTACTCACGTTAAAAACATTTGAACGCCAGTCCTTGATTGTTTGGTTTGGATCAAAAGCTGAAATCGATGAGCCGTTATTAACAAACAAAACTTTTCCATTAAAAGCATTTCTTGCTACCAAATGTTGATTATTTGTTAAATCCTTATCAATTATGTAGCCGAATTTTTTGAGCCTCTTACCCTGTTTAGCTTGATTGCGCAGGTAGCCTAGTTGCAGTGATTTATATAGACTCAATCTCTTTATTTTTCTAAGTCCCATTTAGATTATGGAGAGAAATAAAAAAATATCCATCTATATATTAATGAAAGTAATTGAGCTCCAAAAGCCAAAGCTAAAGCCAGTTAAGATGATGGTAGATGACATTTTGGACCCAAAATTAGAAGAATTCCCAGCAATTAAGCAATGTTTCGGTTCTTCAAATACAACTTTAATTTGCGGTGGAACTGGATCAGGGAAAACAACATGGTTGATCCAGATGCTACAGTCTATTTTTAAAAAGGTCTATCATGATATATTCCTAATTATGCCAGAAAACTCAATGAACTCTATAGCCGACAAAGACAATATTTTTAAAAAATATTTAGATCCAGAAAACATTTACCATACATACGATACTGAAACTTTAACAGAAATTTATAATAAAATAGAAGATAATGCCTCACAAGGTTATTACTCGCTCTTGCTTGTAGATGACTATGGAAACCTTCTCAAGTCAAAACAAGAGTCAAAAATACTACAAGCTATTTTTTTACAAAATAGACATTTAAGGCTAACAGCTTTTGTTTTGTGCCAAAATTTTTACCAAATGCCTAGGTTGATTCGAGAGATTACAAATAATGCGATTCTATTTAACACTAATAAATCCATGAATGAAAAATTTTTTAATGAAATGGTAAATATAAAAAAAGAAAATTTTTATGAATTAATGAAACGACTACCTACAACACATGATTATATTTTAGTTTCTTTGAAACATAAAAAGATATATCACAATTGGGACGAGATTATTTTTGATGATTAAGCAAATAGGTTCTATAATAATCTTTTGGATACGATAATAATAGCTCTTCACCTGCTAAAATTTCTCGCTTTGAATATAAAGCTTTATTTTTTAAAAAAACATTAGGTTCTAAACTTTCATTAATAAAATTAACCATATTATTAGATTTATATGGCTCTTCTTTTGCAACTATTATTTGCCATGTTCTGCGCATAGGATAAGTATTTAATGAATTATATTTATACTTACCATATTTAGTTGTAAAATCTTTCCATTTCATTAATTCACCATAATAATCATATATTCTTGTACCTGTTTTAATATTTTCTGTTGCGAATACACCTAATCCATGTATATTAGATTTTTTAATTTCAAACATTTTTTTATATTATATTATTATAAATGGCTATAAAAAAAAATCTAAAGCAAAAGCAGAAACAAAAACAAGTTCAAAATGTTCAACAAAAAGTAATTGTAAAAGTAGGAGAAATTAGTAAAAAAAAATCAAGACGCAGACGATCAAGAAAACCAAAAGAATCAAGTGATGGTGTTAGTTTAATGCAATCATTTCCACCACCTGTTATATATCAATCATACGCACAACCACCTATTCCAGCAACAAATTTACCATTAGAACAAGCACCTACAATAAAAAATATATCTGCAATACCTGTTCCAATAGCTGAACCTGTTCCAACATCTAAAAAAGTTTTTGAAGATGTAGGAGTAGGTACAGAAGGATTTGTAAAAATTTTAGAACCTGATACACCTAAATTTGTAGATTTAGTACCTAAATCAAAACCTTTGGAAGATGATTTTTATTCAAAAAAAATTCAAGAATTTAGATCAATGAGAGAGCCAATGATAGACTGGAATTTACCTGCTGCAGAAGAGCCAATAAAACCTGTAGTTCGTAGAAGAAATAAGAAAGAAATGCAAGAAACAAAGCAAATGGAAAGAGAAGATATAGCCAGCATAAATTTAGGATTATCACAATTTGACCCATTACTATCGAGCAAAGGAATTCATGAAGGACTACCAAAAACAGAAGAGAGTAAACCTGCTGAACCTAGTGAAGAATCAATACCAGCAGCATTTAAGTCAACTTTTACAACACCTAAAATAGATGAAAATTTACCACGTCAAAGACCAATTAATTTAGCAGGAAAAGAAATTGAAAGCTTAATGACAGGATCTTCTATAGAACAAGAACAAAATATACCTGATATGCCTGAAATAAAACAAAAGAAAATGAAATCAAATCAAACATGGAAATATTGGAGAGATCAATATAGACAAATGACAGGACAAGAAATATCATTAAAAGAAGCAAAACAAAAAGGCAGCTTAGATGATTTTATAGAATTTGTAAAACGAATTAAATAACGCAATTAAAGCAAATCTTTAAAAAAATGTCAATATTATATAATAACAAATGAATACAGATGGTATAAATTCTACAAATGACATTACATTATCAGGTGAATCGTCGGCATATTTTGATACGTTGAACTGCGGCACTTTTCAAGGTGTAGATGGCAACTTTTTTACAGGAATAACTAGCAATATACAGACACAAATAAACGGTATATCAGGGTCGTTGTCTTCTACTTATGTAACTTTAGGGACAACACAAACCATAACAGGTGCTAAGCAATTTACTACAAATAATCCTACTTGTACGACAACTGCGACGAACGCAAACGATTTAATCACAAAAGGTAGAAGTGACGCACTCTATGGAGCATTAGCAACACAGAATACTTGGTCTCAAACCAATACATTTTCACGAAGTATTTTACCAAGAAGACAATTTGGGACAGGAACTGATTATCAAATTAGTCCTAACGCTATGGCGAATAGGCAAAATAGTTCAGTTTATAATATCGGTATAGGAATAGCTACTTTGGCTGGAGATACTCAACCAGCAGGTTATGTGTATAATACAGGTGCTAATAATGTAGCCCTGGGTCATTTTTCCCTACAAAATTTAGACGGAGGAAATAATAATGTAGCACTTGGTTATCAAGCACTACGAACGACAGGACAACAGAGAATAAATGGAGTTGGAATAACCCCTAACAGGTGCGTAGCAATTGGTTCAGGAGCAATGCAAACAAATCTGTATGGAAATGATAATATAGCAATCGGTTACAATAGTTTAAACAATGTAAATAGTGGAAATTATAATATTATTCTTGGATCTAATGTAGGTTCAGCACTTTCAAGCGTTGGTTCAAATGTTGTAATTGGTTATGGAGCAATGCAAACCGCCCAAGATAACGGAATTGTAGCAATTGGTGAATCCGCACTTGGTTTTGCGATAGGTTCTTGTAATCGTGGTGTATTTATAGGCGAAGGTTCAGGTTTAAATAATCAAAATGGAAACGCAAATACTTTTATAGGCGGACAAAGTGGAATTGGAAATACAACAGGCTCAAACAATGTATGTCTTGGAACATTTGCTGGTCGTCTCTCTACATCATCAGGAAATTATATGACTTGTATTGGTTATGATTCACAAGCAATTCAAGATAACGAATTTGTATTAGGTTCAGAAACATACGCAGAAAGAGCAGATTTAACATTACCAAATAAAAACAGAATAAATTGTTGTCAATATACAGGTAGCACAAATCCTTTTAATATATCTTGGAGAACAAATGAATTTATAGTAATAAATTCGGCAACAACAAATATAATTAATTTGCCTCAAGCTGTAGATCCAACAGCATTACACGTAGGAGCTTGTTTTACCATTGTAAAAAATCATTTATCTACAAGCAATATAATTATAGTAGCTTTTGGAACAGAAAAAATTAACTGGAAGGGTTCATTGGTTAGTTCAATTTCTCTCGATAGTTGGGTTTTATCCATATCTTTAGTATGTATTGATAATGTAGCAGGTGATGGTGTATGGTCTGTTAAAGGTTACAATGATAGAGTCACATTAGCAACAGACGCTACTAAAATTCAAACGCTCACAGACAGCTCAAATGTAAATTATCCAGTATGTTTTACTACCTTGTCAACAGGGACAGGTTATAACAATGTTTATGGAAATTCAAATATGACATATAATCCCAGCACTGAAATATTAACAACCCCTAATATAACTTTAAATAATAAATATACATTATCAGCACAATATGCTCCTATAGGCGGTTCAGTTCCATTAAGTTTTAATGATCCAGAATATTTGATTTTAGAAGCCTTCCCTATTGTTACAAATGTAGGTTTACCTACTCCTACCATCACAGCAAATATAGGCACAAAATTTACCATTGTTAATAGAGGAGCAAATTTATCTACAAGAAAGGTAGGAGCTCCAGCAGGTCAATTCATTTATGATTTCAATACACAACAAACTACAAATTTATTTTCATTAGATAATATAGGTATAGCAGAATTTTTATGCGTTGGATTAGCATCAACAAGTACTACTACTTGGGTTGTTTTAAATCGTGATGATAATATGGTGTTAACTGGAAATATTACACAAACAGTAACCGGAAATAAAAATTTTAGCAATAATATTACTGCAGCAAATATGGTTTCTAGTGGTGAATTCAAAGGCAAACAATTTATGTATCATTCTCAAAACGCACATATAATAGCAAATACCACTTTATCAAATCCATTATTTTCGTATTACACTTTTTCAATGCGAACAGCTGCAACTATGGATATTACCCTACCTGAAATAACCGCCTCAAATGTAGGGACAATGATTACTTTAAAACGATTAGGTGGTTCTTTGCAAATATTGAGAGTAGTATTAGTTAACACCCAACCATTTTTTGCTCTTGGTAATACTTTAGGGACTACAACAGCTACAAACAATTTAATTACAGCCAGTCAAAATTGCGCTACATTAGTTGCAATAATTTCGCAAGAGGCTACAGGAGGTGCTGGATTATTTACAAACGCAGCAAATTCAACCACGATTAACGTAACAACATGGACGCTCGGTTTTATAACAATGGGAGGGAGATTAAATCTAAATGGAAATATAAGAATTGTTACAGCATTTGGGACTGGAAACGGATCTACAGGAACTTATACTATTAATACAGCGATTGTCGCAGCAAATACCAATCAACCTTACAGCCAAATATTAAGTTACGGTTGGTCTGTTACAACAGTTCAATAAATAAAAAATATTATGTTATTGTATAAATGAGTTTGAATGTAATACCTGTAACTCCAAATCTTGCCATTGAAGTTAAAAAAAATGAAATAAAAGATAAAGTCATCGCACGATTGACCGAGTTAAAATTAGCAGACACCAAATACAAAAACAGCAGCGATATTTTACTTCTTATTTGTAACCTTACAGAGCATTTAACTCGTGATAAAAAATTATCTAAAAAGGAAATCGTCATTGATATACTTAATACATTATTTCTTTTGACAGAGGACGAGAAATTAATTGTTTCAAATAATATTGAATTTCTTCACAGCAATAAAGCAATTAAGAAATTATCAAGTTTCTATTTATTCTGCTGCTCTGCTTATGAATATTTTTTCAAGTCAAGAGCAAAAAAGGGTTAAAAATAAAATATAAAGTTAGAGATTTCGCAAGAGATCAAGGTATGAATCAAATACTAAATCATTTTGGTATGACAAATAGTCTAATGGTCTATAATTTTTTAACCACATCGCCTCTTGAAATTGTAGCTCAAATACTTACAGCGAAATTCGGTCTCTCTAAAGCCATTGTAACAATTATAATAATCTTTCTTCTATAATAACTTAAAGATAAGATATTATAGAATATTATAAGATGCCGAGATTACCTAGTGATTATTCACGAAATGTAAATTATAAATTATGCTGTTTAGACCAGAGCATAATTAATATTTATGTGGGACATACAACAGATTTTACAAAACGGAAATGTAAACACAAATCAAGTTGTAATAATGAAAATAATAAAAATTATAATTGTTATGTTTATCAATTTATTAGAGAACATGGAGGTTGGGATAATTGGTCTATGGTTCAAATTGAGGAATACCCTTGTAAGAATAAGAGAGAAGCTGAAGCACGTGAAACATATTGGATGAAAGAATTAAAATCAACTTTAAATAGTATTAAATCTTTTAAAACGGAAGAAGAGAAAAAAGAATATCATAAAGAATATAGAAAAGAAAATCACAAAACGGATACATATAAAGTTTATCAAAAAGAATATCAAAAAGAATATAAAAAAACGGATACATATAAAGATTATCAAAAAGAATATCAAAAAACAGATACATATAAAGATTATCTAAAAGAATATCAAAAAACAGATAAATTTAAAGAATATCAAAAAGAATATCAAAAAACAGATAAATTTAAACAATATCATAAACAATGGATGCAAAGAAAAAGATTATATCTAAATGAACTCAAGTGTTACAACATCTAATACAGCAGCAATAATACCAACAGTATTGGAACAATTTATCACAATATGTATCCTGTGTAGGAATATATATTGAGTTAACCTTTTGAAAATCATGTGAATCGCTAAATGATTTCATCATTTAATATTATCCTGTATCTTTTTTTTTATTAAATTTATAAGGTATTGGTCGTCAAGCCAATCATCGTATTCTTTTCCTTCAATAAGGAATTGCGTAGCTTCGATAAACAATTCATTTTCATTGTAAAAATATACAGCTACACGTACACTATCATTTAGTTTCAAATCAATTATTCTAAATTTCGCTTTGCATATCTTGACGATGCGATTGATATTTGGATACACATTAATTTCAACATCTTCCATATTTATATATTAAATGAAAATAATTTAAAACTAATTTAACATAATAATATGGGTGATTAACCTGATTATTAAGTATTTAAATAATAAATGACTTAATAACTGATAAATTAACCTGAATATTGCTCATAAATGACGTTAAAGAAGTAATTAAAAATTTTTAATTAAAGGTTTAAGCATATTTCAATTTAATATTCAAGATAATTTATCAGTCTTTAAGTCCTTTTTTTGTTAAATCTTTAATAATCAGGTTAATCCTCCTCTATTACACAAGGTATGTTTAAATCATTTTCCTCAATATTATTTTGAGAAGCCTTAAATGCATCTACTCGTTTCTGTAATTGTTGTAAACTCTTGGCAATTCTTAAACGCTTTGATGCTAATTTTCCTAATGGTTGTTTTTTATCTCTCCATATTTTTTGGGTATTCTTAACATGTTCAGCATTTTTTTTCAAATACTCACTTCTTTTTTTTTCAATTCGCTCTTTATTTTCCATATAATATTTACGATAATAATTTGGATTTTTTTTTAAAAAATTTATAATGGCTATTTTTCTTTTATCCATTATTTTAATATAGAGAGAAAAACTTTAGGTTAAATACACAAATAAATAATATTTGGTTATATTAAAATGAAAACTATTCCTGAAAGACTTAAGGAGAATAAAGAAAATATTTCCGCATCAAGTTTAAAAACTTATAATAGTTTATTAAGATCATTATATTATAATAATCATCCTAAAGATACTGACATAGATTTAGAATGGTATGATAAACAAGATGAAGTTATTGATAGTCTAAAAGTTAAACCTTATTCGAGTAGAAAGACTACTTATGCAGCTTTAGTTGCTATTACAAAGAATAATGATAAATATAAAAAAGCATTACTTGAAGATGGTAGAGCATATCAAGAATTTATTAATACACAAAAGAAAACTGACAAACAAGAGGCAAACTGGAAAAGCTTTGAAGAAATTAAAAATGTTGTTGATACACATTATAATAAAATCAAACCATTATTAAAAAGAAAATCTTTAGATGATAATGAATACAAACAATTTCAAGATTTTATTATTCTTTGTCTAACAAGCGGAGTTTATTTCCCTCCTCGTCGCTCTAGCGATTGGATTTTTATGAAGATTAAAAATATTGATAAAGCTAATGATAATTATATTGATAAGAAAAAATTTATTTTTAATAAATATAAGACAGCTAAATTCTATGGGCAGCAACAAGTAGAAATACCTAAAGATCTTAAACCTATTATTAATAAATTCATTAAGTTTAATCCTAATGAATATTTATTAACTGATGGTAAAGGAGAACAACTTTCTACTATAAGACTTACTCAAAAACTTAATACTATTTTTGGTAATAAAATTTCTACAAGTATGTTACGCCATGTATTTTTAACTGAAAAACTTAAAGATGTACCTGCTATTAATGATTTGAAAGAATTGGCACACGATTTAGGGAATTCACCTATGCAAGCATTAGAATATGTTAAGCATTAGGTTTTTTATTTGCTTGATACCACGCTGCTTTATATGCTTTTCTATTTAATGCTGTTTGCTCCTTTCGTGCTTTTAATTCTGCTTCTTTTTGAGCTCTATATTCAGCATCAATTCCTATAAGGTGTTTTTCACTTGACATATGCCTTGATTTATGCCTATATGTATAAGTATCTCCACATTCACATAGGATAGGTCCTTCTTCTTCTTTTTGTTTTAAAAATGCTTTTGCTTTAGCTATATGCTTTTCTTTTTTTATAGGATCAGTCATTATAATATTTTTAAGGTAATCTTTCGCTCTTTTTTTGTATTCTTCTGCTGTTACTGGTCTTGGATTATTTATATTTACGCATTTATTTTGTTCTATATAATCAGCTTCTTTATGTCGTAATTCATCTTCAGTAATAGCATCAAATTCAAATTCTTCAACTAAAACTATTTTACAATTATGAAGTCCATATTTATCAAATAGAGAGAAAGAAGTCATATAATGCCATTTATCCTGTTTCCATAATTTATATTCTTGTCTATGGTTAGACATTCTACTACATAATAAATGTTGA